CCTCTAGGCTCTGATCGATCTCTTATTTTTGAAAATGCGACCAAACTCGAATTGGTACACCTGGCTTGGTCACCATTGTTGACGATGGAGAATATTCGTAATCGACGTGATATTGAACGAGTTAGTGAAGCATCAGGCTGGTATTGTTACCTGCTGGCAACCGCCTTCACGACCGATCAAATTCACGAAGATATCGATTCTCAAGGTCCAACTGCGACAAAGACCTGGATTCTCGAAACTATGAGAGCCAGGAATTTACAACAAGTTGTCCGTGGACACGTTGAATACTTTGCACGAAGTGATTGTCATCACATTGTCCTTGGTTCTGAGGATGGTTTCTTATATGATGACCTTATGAACACTGACGCAATGGAAATTGGCAATAAATTCACCTTTGGATCGATTACAACTGATGAATATACGCCATTAAACGTGGTTCCTTCGGTTTCTGGTTATCGCGTTCGACCGGTGGTGAAAAATAGTGGATCCGTAGTCGTCGAGAAGGTGGACAACGACGTTCCATCAGCTGATACAACCAAGGCTGAAGTGAAAGTTGATGTTTCATCTCACACCAACACTACTTGGGACGAAATCGCCATAGTCTTCGATACTTCTTATAAAACAAAAAAATTTTCGTGGGGAACAATTTCTGGTTTACCCGCAAACAACTATACCTGGGAATATGTCCTTGATAAGACTTTCTCAGAAGGCACCATGAAGGAGTTGGAATTGTTAAAGAAAATGAGAACGAAACAATACAGGCAGAATTTGACCAATCGTGTGGTTAAAAACAAAACCTGTACAATGTCTCAGCCAGCCCGACCCATCTCTGTTGAAGAAATCAGACGTCGACAAAATGATAGTTTGATACACCAACAATTGGTGCGTGAAATTAGGTCGTGCAAACCTGTCAGTCAAGGACAAAGTGCAATGGGTAACGTTTATCAGTTTGAAAAAATTGTAAAGAGAAATTTGGCAAGGGAGAAGGATGGTGCTAGTAGAAAGGGCTTGGTCCCAGAGTGGCAGAAAAAACCGGTAGTTGCTTTACCCGTTGCACGGGTTGTCCCATCTCTTCATGATACATTGTGTCATAAACAAGAGATATTGCGTCGTGAGGTGTATGAGAATTCAAGAGCGGCAAACTTTATTGAGACCGAGATTGCTCTTGATATCAGACAAACCTCTGATGTTGAAAAATATTGGACGACAACTTGGACTCGCCGTGCGAGCCAAAATGCGAGTGGGGGCGGTGGGTCAGGAAGAAAAAAATTTTCGTCTCATGAATGCAAACAGGGTTTGCTACAATTACATAGTCATGCCTTATCTAGAAAACAAAGAAACAAACTAAAACATTCAGAAAACGGAAATGTCCAGGATGATGTTGATACCAAGACCAATAAAATTCACCAACGTGCAGTCGCCGACTTCCCCCAGTTGTTACGGGGTGGGTGGTTTTAGCGATGAGACATCCCCTTTGCTTAATCATTTTGACCAGGATATTGTATATTATCCAAATCAAGTTGATAACATAGCAACAGCATATGGTGCGGTTACAGTTTGGTCTTCTCCCCCTTCAGATGACCCTCTCCAACAAGAATTTGATTTGTTTGACACACAGTTTCGTAGTGGCAAACAGATTATGAGAGTTTCAGGCGCGTGTGGGACGGGTAAAACGATATTATTCCCAAAACATGTCATGAAGAGCACTTCGATGAAGATGATCATTTTAATTCCCCGTCGTCTAGCAGTGGCCAACGCTTATTCTTTCTATAGTCAAGATATGAAAGTTTTTGCAAGGTATGGCTGTGAAGACCACTCAAATTGTTCATTCGAAGATGCCGATTTAATCATTTTAACCACAGGAGCGGCGGTCAATCAACTCAAGAGACTAAAGCTAAGTTCATACCTGGTTATGATTGATGAAGCCCATGATGAGTTATGGGAAGTCGATGTTGTTTTTGATTATCTACGCCAAGCGGGTGCAAAAATATGTCTGGTTTCAGCAACGTTGCCAGGTGCAACCTTTCCTTATAAAAAGAAAAACTCCCAAACGTGGGTTATGATGCCCTTTAATACATCTAAAAGTGGTTCGTTCACAAATAATCTTCGATCACGATATCTGCCAGAGCTTATGCAGTATATGCGTACCGTTGCAAATGGACCTATGGCAATCGTTGGTGCCAGTATTGGACATGCAAGAGAATTCATATCAATGTCGACCTTTAATGAGGAAGTAATTGAAGTTAGTTCCAAAGGTGTTCGTTTCATTCCTAATGATGCCAAAATAGATCGTTATGGTAACAAAATCCCATTTATGGATACAAAAAAACCCTTAGTTGAAGACATCCTTCGATGCATGAAATTGAAACCTGAAGCTTTAATTGCAACTACCAATGTGATTGAAGTGGGAGTCACAATTCCAGGTCTTAGTGGTATCGTCGATTTAGGTGAGAGATTTTCAGTTCAAATCAGCGGGTATGATTTAGAAAACAAAACTGAGTTTGATGTGACTCTTCTAAAAGCAGCAAGAGAACCTGCTACTGTATCCATGGTGACACAAGTAAGTGGTAGAGTTTCCAGACAAGAACCCGGTGTTGCTTTTATTATGAATTGTGACAATCTTAGTGTTCGTACGGGTCGGTCCGATGAACAGATTTTGTTGGAGGCTGAGGCCCGACATAAAAATGGGATGAACGTCCGAGACGATATTCAAGAATTCATTAAGTGTGGCAATCCACTAATGATTACGTCTACAAGATCCTTCATTCATAAAAATTCAAATTCAGCCAAAAAGAGTGAGAGGGAGGTGCAGGATGTGGCACAATTGGAACAGGCTCAACGGATTCAATATTATCTTGAAGCTTGTCAAAGGCTTTCGAGATCCCGTTTGAATTTGTCATCTGATGCCCCAAAGATATCTCTTGATACTTACATGCTTCATGGTTTAGATGAACCGTTACCTAGACCCCAACATGAACTACCCATCGTCCCTAAGAAGGCTTTGGAGGCTCTTACCCAACGCACAGCGTCCGATAGAGTACCATTGTTGGATTCAAGGCTTTATGATTATCTTGATTCTAGTGAAGATGAGATAGAGAGTATTATGAGTCCTGGGATGTGGGAGATGGATGAGAAATTGTGTCAAGCTGAGCTTGACCGAATGAATAGGATTGTATCCCGTTCTAATGGCCAGTCACCAATGAAACAGAAAGATGACTATACTGTCGGTCCCGTTTTCGGGTCTGTTAAGAAACAAGAAAAACAATGGTGTTCATCCTGTCGTTGTAGAGTGAATCCCAATGGTACATGTGGTGCTGGTCCCTCCGTCGGGGGCCCCCATATGTTGAAAGGTAAAGGTAAGCCAACGCATAGCGTCCGCACTACCCGACAACAACCATCACCTTTGAATCCGACTGATATGATTGAAGTTCCCTCCGTCCCTAAGAAGGCTGAGGAGGTCCTTACCCAACGCACAGCGTCCGATAGGATAATATATCATAATTGGCCGGTTTTGATTGTCAATAAACAACGACTCTTCAGTGGCCCTGTTCAAGGTGCCGAATTGGTTGATGAATACTGGAAAGAAAATAGAAAACAAGAAATTTCTGATAAAAGAGTCATCATTGATCGCCCTTCCTGGTGTTATAGTCAGACTAGCATACACTGTCAAGCTGGTGTCTGCGAGGTCTGTGATCAGTATATGCCCTTTAATTTCACCACAAATGCAGATAGCGCCCTATGTGGTCATCTCCCCCTGAGTGAACTGCAAATTTGGCGTTCCAAACATTGTATGCGTTGTGGACCTAAAATCAGAAAATTCAAAAAAACATTTGAAAATGGTGTGAAAGAAAATAGAGACCGATGCAAGAAAATTGGCAACCGAGTGCTTGCTATAGCTTTAGAATATAATTGGAATCGTGAAGTTCCTTCAGTCCCTAAGAAGGCTGAGGAGGACTCTACCCAACGCACAGCGTCCGATGAGTTACCATCGGTTCCAATCGTAGAACTACCAATAGCCGTTTGGTTCGATGAATATTGTCTGGAGTATGAAGAGCGATTACTCCCTTTATGTGGCCTTAAGCAATCTGCCACGTTATTTAACAATGTTCAATCTGTTTATTGGGTTATTCAGGAGCCTTCTCCAACTCTTAAACAAAGATGCATGGCAGTAGTCAATCAAAGTGCTGCTAAACATCGTAGATGGCAGAAGAAAACAGGCTCCCCCAATTGGCCAAAATCAAAAACGAACATCCTCTCTCTGTTACAAAAATATGTTGGAAACGAAGATGAATTTGTGGACGCAATATCTGAGTTGGAGTATAGGAGGTGGAAATACGGCTGTGCCATGCATTGGAGCGAAAAGTTGTTGTATCATCTAGAATTAGATGAACTTGTTGAGAGGTGTTGTACACCAATCAAAACTAAGGTTGATCCTTATGATGGTTTGTCACCAACAAATGTGAAAGAAGACAATAAAATCGGTAGGCGTTGGCCTTCACAACATATTTACAAAAATCGGTGGAGTCTTAAAAAACGATATTCTGGTCATGGTCTAATTCTACCGTCTACAATTCATCCTAGTACTGAAGGATATTGTTATTTGCGTTTAGTTCCAAACTATTCTCGTTGGCAAGCATCTAAACTCGGACCAAATCCTACCGTTAAGCAACTACGTGAATCCAAATTGGTGTCCAAGAATCCTCGTTCTATAAAGTGGAACAATGGCATTGGCCATGTAACTTCAAGAGGCAAAAACCACTGTCCATTTAACTATCCGGATCATTGGAAAATTGGAGCCAAAATCATTGCACATATTGATGGCCCTGAATTATCCGTTGATGTTTCAAGAAAATGTGTACAGCTTGGTACTGATTCAAACGGGAGGAAAATACAGGCTTGGTCACCTAATTCGATAGTAGATATGCCACGTAGCAATCGACTTTATACCATGCCGGTTGCTATTTCTTCACTTCCTCCTATCCAACTGCCATTGCAATGGTCAATAACGATGGAACCAGGATATAACGTTTTGACTGATAATGAATTGTCTGCGTTACAGTGTCCATGTCCAGGGTCAAGACATTGGGATTCCTCTCGTGAAAATGAGTTACTGGCTATTGAGAAGGAATTGGCGGAAATTCGTGATGACTTCCCAGACAAATCGGGAGGGATATTGTCACTTATCGAACGACTGAGATGGCAACGGACCAGGAGACGTCAAGTCACAACAGCACTTGTGGAGATGCTTTCCATTGACCATATTGTCGAATCTCCAGATTTCACCTTACATAACTATAAAACAAAATACGGTATTACATCCGAACTTACTGTCTCTTCAAAATGTTTGATATCTACGACAACCCATGCTGATTTTGCATCCATTGTAAATTGTTCAACATCCTGTCATCACACTCATTCTGATTTCTCTAATAAACAAAATTGTTCGACCACTTGTGGTCATGATATTTCTAACTTTCCTTGTAATCATAGTCATGACTCATTTTCTTTGTCTTGTCCTGGTGACGTTACCTCTGATTCCGCTATTATGGTCCGTACGACAAAAACTGTTAGAGGTAGAAGATATATAAATCCTCGTGCAGTTGACTATAATGGGATTAGAAATCACTGTCATCATGGAGAACAGATAGTTAGTCCTTATGATTTTCCCTTCATTCGTTTAGATCAGGACATTCGTACTCGACATAGTGCAGGTCTTAACACTCATTTGAAAGTTTTGGATTCATTAGGTATGCGTGAAGCTGAATATCGTCTGATTGGAGTAAAACCGTTGAAGGCTGCTGCTCGACCTCGCCACCTTCCTTCATGGAGTGAGGATTTTGATGGAAAAATAGTGCCAACAACTTATGAACAAAACCTCGCGATGAGAAATCACCCTCGTATCAAAAAGTTTGACAAATATAAAGGAGCAAGATTACCTGAAGGGTTTTACCCCGTCCCTTGGTTTTCTTTTACTCCTTTAATGACTTGTTGTAAACGTGGTGAGTTTAAAGACGAGTTCATTATAGCGTATTCTAATACAACATTCCTTACTATTTATTTGACTGGACCTTTTATAGGTATTTCCTACCTTGAACGACATCACACTATCCGCCAATCAGTTTTACCCTTTATATCATTAAGAGGTGTGCCAATTTACGCAACTCTCCCTTACCATGCTCATGGGATGGTTGTTGACTCCAATGTGGCATTGAGTAAACCTCTTGAGATATTAACTGATAAAGGAAAAAAACAATACATAGATAGTGATCGTTGGTTGGAACTCGCTCGACTGAACTGTCGTAACTTAGGCAAAGCTCAACATCCACCTATACGTAAATGTCCTTTGTGCGCTCGAGAGATGTGGCTTCACTTAGACAGGTGTGCGATTTGTGTGTCTACAAATGAATTCCCCCAATTACCTGTCACTTCTGATATAGTGATTGCCAAAATACATAGGAATTATCTAATGAAGTCAATTTTTACAAAAAAAACATCAAAATCAAAAACAATTGAAATACCTAAATCTGTGGAGATTCACTGGTTGAATGCGATTATTGTGATGGATGATTGTGGCAAAACTCTTCTTTTCAAGTCATATCCTCAATGGTTCAACACTGCTCATCATCAACGTGAATACCAAGGAAAACGAGAGAGATTATATATGTCTGCATACGACCATCATGATAAAATTTTATTGGCATCTCCGTTTGCGGAGGCTAATTACCCTTATATTCGTTATTTAGGGGCGGCTTCTCTTATTCTTCGTAAGAATTTTGAAAGTCATAATATAGATTGGCAAGAACAAGATGATGCTGTGCGTCGTCTAGGGTTAACACATATTCTTACCCATAACATCAACACTTGGATGGCTGCAATTCAAACATTTGCACGTCAAGGTGGTGTCTCTGTTCATTTTGATTTACATCGAGTAACCTGTGGTTGTGGGAGATATATTTTGATGCCGAAACAGATGGTTTACAGTGCAATAATGGATCAATGTCCATGTGGTCGCATTATTTCAGAGCGAAAGCTGACCTCATCAGGTGAACACTCTAACCGTTTTGTCGAAATAAGATCAAATTTTCCCGCTCCTTTGGCTAGTGAGGTCGATGATTTAGCACTACCTGTTTTACACCATACAGGTCGTCTTGGCACTATGTCAATGGACGCTAAAGTAAATCAACCATATTCTATGGCTACGGATGGAGAACTTATGTGGACGAGAAACGAGCCCGAACATAAACTTGCCTTGATTAAACGATCGTTGACGAGCGTGTTGCCAGGTGCATCATCTATAAAATTGTATAAAGGAGCAGGTTATGTAATTTGTGTCGCAGGCTTGCCAACTGTTGTTATGGCAGTCGCGGGTTGGGATGGCACTAAAGATCTAATTCCTTATATACCCAAAATTGAGCCTATTCTTGAATGGGGTTCAGCTGTTGTTCATAACAGCATGAATCTGGTAATTCAACATCAAGATATTCTCACCAAACAAATTTTCAATAACATCAATCAAACCACCTTTAACACCATGAACGTGTTGAACATCACTTATGTGATAAGTTCTTCAGCAGGTGACCAACGCTCAGCGTCCGTCTCACGTTTAATGGACATCAATGTCATTGGAGCTTTCATTCAACTTGTAAAAGTTCCGCCTTCGTTGGTGTACGGTATATTGGCAGTTTTATTGTTTATAAAAGAATGGTCAATCCAGATATTCTGGAGCGTGTTTTCTTTAACTTCACTGTCCTTATTGTTTGCAATTGTGATCCCATTTATTATCTGGCATAATATTTGGGGTTATAAGTATAATCCCGCACCTGAGGTGCTACCAGAAAATCCAAACTATTTGTATTCGTCATCCAATGAACCGCACAAAGATTCCACAGACATAGTAGCAAAGTTTTACCCGCCTAACAAACAGTTGTTAATGGTTACCATCGGTACTCGTGGTGATCACGTTCCAATTCAATACTATTGTCGTTTGGCAGCTTGGCTAGGTATACCTGTTCACAATTACCGTATTCAAGATGGTGATCAGGAAACTCTTAACAAGCTTAGAGCAGAAAATTTTGATGGGCTTCGAGCCGCATTTATGAGATGTTTTACGACTCATCTCAAAGGGTATCGAGCCGTGTACCAACCATTAACAAGTAATGTTGGACAAGTCAAGACTTTCTCTCTCTTTAACACTTCAAACTATGTGAATCCGATTAAATTTGGAGAGCGTAAAACCTTGACCTCGCAATGTGCATGGTTGGGCGCTCATTTCTTTTCTCCAACATTTTATATCGGTTCCTGTCGAGATCAACAACTTCCTCGTTCTGCGGATGGAGTTTCATTACTAAAAAAATACGAAAACAAAAAACAGGTTCGTCAGGGAATTTTTTGGTTGGAAGGTAGTGACCAAGGTGTGATTCCACTCCATCTTAAAGCCTTATACCCACCAATTAAACAACCTTACCATCATCATCAGTTTAGGTCAGTTAAGAAAGTTCATTTTCATGGAGGAGCTGGTACTCTGCATACTCTATTAATGAATGGTGTCCAAGTTGAAAAATCCGATATCCATGATGATAATATCGATCGTGATTATCATAGGATTCCTACTGTGGATGATGTAATTCAACGAGGACCAATGGCTTTTATTGGGTCTTTGATCATGGATGGTTTCCCTATGTATAAATTATCTTTTCCCGTTCGTTTATATGCTTTGTTTTGTTATGCCTTGACTCAGTCTCATCATTGGTTACCATGGTTAGCAATATGGCCAGTTCGGGCTTATTTGTGCTGGAACTTTATGACTAGACCATTTTTAGGCCTTATGCTTGTTTTCTTTTCAATTCCCGAGCTTTATGAATTGAGTTTGTCCTCCCTAGGTTACCGTGGGACTCGATGGACAATTCGACTCATTTTGAAATTCCCGTATCTGTTTGCCGCTTCCTATATTAGTGCAGGTCTTGTTACTTGGCTAGCACTTTTTGATGTGTTTTCAAAATGTTTGAACGAATACTTTGGCATGGTTGACAATAAAGCCAGCTTAGTTATTAGGAGAGTGGAAGGATTCCCACTGCCATTCGGTCATGTTTTCGCTAAAAACAATCAAACTCAAGAAATATTTGAAGGTGCATTCGTTGATATACGTGGCTTTGGTGAACGTTTTAACACTCGTGTGTGTCCTAACGTACTCCGTAAAGTGGTAGCCCCAATTGAATTAGGGAAATTCATATATAGTTTGGTTGGATTAATTATGGCACTAATTTTCGTTTTTATGCTGAATTCTATGGTATATGCTTCTTTTCTATTTGTCCCATTTATAGGTATTATTGCTTTGATTGTTCTTTTGTGTGCCTGTCCGATCTTGGCTGCATGCAATGACAATTTGGATATTGATGAAATTGAAATCCCTGTGCCTTTTAATTTTGCTGAACTCAAGCATATCGTTAAAAGTGGTAAATACTCAGCCGGAATCAATTGTTTAACTTTCCTTGTCCCTCATGCATATTCTGTGTCCTATATCTCGGCTACTATGTTACTTCTTTTAACTATATGTTCTATGGCGGTCCTGATTCCAGGCCAATTATGCGATTACTTTTATAGAAAAACAAAAATTACATTTGGTGGTCTGGAGTTGGTGGACTGTCAATTTGTTACTGAAAACAATATAAACCTTGGAAAATCACTTTCTCCTTTCAATTGGTTATTCATTCCACGAGGTTGCAATCATTCACCAAAAGAGGTACCAGCCCAAACGCTCAGCGTCAGGGCATCTTGTCGAGACGTTGGAACCCTCACGAATAATTCATCAGCGAAGTCAATCAATGCACAAATCAAGAGAGAGATGGAAGCACGGTTTTGTATAGAAAAAAATAAAAAAACAAAACTTAGATTATGTTACCAATTTATGCACATTATGCTCTCCTCTTTTATATGCCTATTATTTTCATCTCTATACCAATTATGTTACCCTTTCTTGTATGTATGGAAAAAATGGTTTGGAGGGCAAACTATACCACTCATTGCGCAAGAGCAAGAGTGTGTCCCTAAGAAGGCACACTTAGAGGCTATCCAACGCACAGCGTCCGACGTCTCCAGCCAGCAACAGAGTTGTAGTTTTCCCCCTATATTCGCCAATATAGACCCCATTTCTAACAATGAATCCGATGTCCCTAAGAAGGCACCGGTAGGTCCTACCCAACGCACAGCGTCCGATGGATTGCCTAGGAAACAGAAGGTTATTATTGAAGAAGTACCAGATCAGGACACTCCTAAAGTCTCCCTTAGTGATGAGTTCAATCACACAATGGAGTCTTTTTACTGGTTGAGTCGACTGACGATGGAGCCGGATGAAATCGAAAACAAAACAGAAAATGGTGAACTTATTATCTGTAAGGATGATACTTTTTCCTTTGACAAAAAACAAGCGGACTTTTTCTTTTCAAAGATGATGTTACAGGCGATAAAAGACGGTGGTCCGAAAGGATCTGGTAGTCGACGTATTATGGACAGGATTAACAACGAACTCCAATCAGCAGAAGCGAAAGCTGGCATTAAAGCTGTTCCGGTTCCCCCTGGTCCATTTTCGACAAAGTCTCCTGATAAATCATGGGTAGTGGATCTTATGATTGCCCTAGGAAAGTTACGTGATTATGCATCCTTTTATATGGCGGGTATTTTAACCCAAATTATGCAATATGTGGAACTGCGTTTTGCCCTCACTTATTCTTTTGGAATGCAACTCTATCATGCTATTGGTTTCATACTTCAAACTGCATGGGAAGGCGCGTCTCAAGCTATCTCCAATCTAGTAACCGCAGCCACAATCATTATTGAAGCTATTTTTGGTCAGAGCGACGCTCGTAGGCTTAAAACTTCATGGGCCCTTGCTGGATTTTGGAAAGACCCTTTCTTGTCGTACAAGCGCCGTTTTGAAGAACTGGAAGTAGAAATGCATGCTAAGGAACGAGGTGATTTCCTTGAAGATTTTGAGGATATTATAAAACAAATAAACGACTGCTGCAGGGCACGCGGTGCGCCAGAGGTTGAGATGGCTCCTCAATTCAGGAAAATTAGATGGAACAAACCAGTGTTGACAAAGGAACAAGCGGATTATCTTGGCATGGGACCAGATGATTATGATGAAGATACTCTGTTGACAGAGAGAATAGAAAATTTCCGAAAACATGCACCTGTTAGTGCGGATCCAGTGTATATGAACCTTAATACTGACCTATTACGTCGATCGGTTGGACGATATGAACCTCAATATATTCAAGTTCTCTCAGCTGAGATGGAATCATTAGCGGATCAAATTGCTGACGCTCTTGTAGATCAATATCCATCTTCACACGAGAAAATGAAAGTTTCAACTCCTCGTCAAGTCGCAGCATACTATAAAACCAAATATGCCGCTGGTTCACCCTGGATCTCAATGTTTAAAACGCGTCAAGAGTTGGTTAATGCAGGTATCGATGAAGCATTGTTCGACCTAATGGAAAAGAAATTTGCGTCTGGTGAATATCCAATGATGTTTCACAAAGCCTTCATGAAGAGTCAAGTCGTTTCTCTTGAAGCCATCAGATACAAAGGGAAAAATGTCCGTACGGTTGTAGCTGAAGAACTGCTCACCTACTTTATGAACATGTGCATGGAATTGGAAAGAAACTCACGTCATAATTGGAAAGAGACTGGACTGGGTATTGGTATGCCAATGAACCAAAACATGATCCATCTATTCCAAAAATTACATGAAGCAAAAATCGATGGTGGCATATTTGCGGAAGCTGATGCTCATGAGTATGATTCTAGAACTGGCCCTTTTAATAAGGCAGTGCTGAGTCGGTTTGCCACTCGTGGTTTCAAAGATCATCCAAATTGCGCCTCTGTTCTTCATGCTAAGTATGACGTGTTACAAAAAAGCTATATTTTCTCAGAAACTGCACAAAATCACAAAAACAGTATTACTATTTTAGTCGATTCTAAATCGATAGCCACTCATTTACGGAATTTGTTCCCAACTACAACTATAACTTATGATGAGTTACAAAGTTGTCAAACCTCTCCTTACGATTGTCATAAAAAATTTCAAGAAGATTATGGTCACCCCATTCACGATTTATATCGCAACAAAGTTATCCTTCATGATCAACAGGATGATCTTTTCGTGCTCAATAAGTATGGTGTACCAGTGTCCAAGTATCTATCTTATGTGTTCACTCGAGCAACTCTCAGAGATGACATCCCCCCACTACAGTCTACTGACATCAAAGTATTCAACTCAATATCACATATTGCGGATTGGCTTTCTACTGTTAAAGACAATATCCACCTCCTTTATAATGTTGTACATAAAAATAGAGGAGGAGGAACAGGCGAAAATGCAACATCCTGGGATAATGGATGGGGTTATAAAGCAGCCTTTATAGCAGCATGGATGAAATATTTTGACTTTAAATTTACAGCGGATGAGTTTTTCTCTCAGGGGAACGTTCTATATAACACAGGAGATGATTCTGCAATCGTCTTGAAAGTAGACCCTAAAACATTTGATAAACAAAAATTCATCAATTGTGCTCATGATTTTGATATTGACTTAGATTTTGATTTCTTCACTAGGTTGAGTGACGTCAATTATCTTGGTAAATCAATTCGCAAGCCACTGGATCGAGATCAAAAAGATCTGGAAGCTTGGCAAAAAATGTGCATGAATGAGGATAAATCACGTAATCCTGGGCAGGAACCTGAGGCTAGAGTACTTCCACGCTGGATCGTTTATCAACGTATTCGAGAGTCCTGGATTAGACAATCCTCGAATAATTATTTTAAAAATTCTTCAAAAAATCGTCAATATATTCATGCGTATATGCAGAAACAAGCAGGTACCGCGAATATTGCAGTTTTCAATCGTCAGCTCTGGGATGATTTGGCCGCCAATCATTGCATAGATGCTGAACGCCTTTCAAAATACTATCGAGTTAATGGTTTCCAGTGTAAGGTCTTAATGGATCAATTTGAATTACCTTATGTCGATTATCAAATGCCTCATAGCATCAGGACTCCTCGACAGGTCCGCAAATTCATAAAAGATCATCCTTCCTATTTACCATCTAGACAAGAACAGTTTGGCATTTTTCTTGAAACTTGCAATTTTCCTCGTTATGCTAGGTCCCTTAAAAACGCTTTAAAAACGGATGAGTTGTACGACTCTGATGCTGAGCATGATGCCCTATGGGCTAAAATTGACTATAAAACAAAATATCGGTATATGGAACTTGGCAATCTATTCTTAGACGTAACTAAAGAGTATATCGGTGGTATCCCACGAGCTGTCTATAAGATGCAACCAACGATATTGCCTGCATTAGGTGACACTCCCTTTGTAAGCACGACGTATACGGTAGAATGGTTTGTATATAAAATGAAAAATCCAAAAACATTGTCTGAATTTTTGTCACTCATTTCACGATCCCCTTATTCCTCCGTCACGAATGCCGCAACATTTTGGTCAGAACTTCAAGATCCAGAATTCAAAGCCAAGGGAATGGCAACCCCTGTTCACATTTATGGTTCTAAAATCGTAGCAGGTACTCTACTCTACGCCTCTCTATTTTTCCTAGAGAAAGAACTTATTCGTGTTCCATTTTTGGGTTTTGCTTATAAATTCCTATTATTCATGCTTCTTGATATGCCGAAATTATATTCATTAGTTAGCTCAATTGTTTGGCATGCAACCGCTGATTCAAACCCAGTGGTTTCATCAATTATGCCCAAAGACCCATATATATGGGCCAAACGTTTAGCTATGGCATGCATAGATATACTCCCAGATCAATTATTCACTTGGACACCCCTAGGTTATACACACTTCATTGTTCGTGAAGCTAGTAAAATTACTGTTATGGGTATCGAAGCTCTCTGTGGTTTATTACGATATGCTCCAAAGCCTGCTGATGATATTTCACCTGTGCACCAAATTGCAAATCCTTGGAAAGCACTTGTATCCGAAAATTCTACCATAAACAGAAAAAGCAATGACCGTGTTGATTTTCTTCAACCGGTTCCACATTCATTAGCGCCCCGTACTACGAAAAAAACAAGAAAACCCCTTGTAATTAAGAGTGAATTGGCTACAGGAAAGTCAAGCATGTTACCGTATGCCCTCCTGAATAATCCAAATCAACTTGATGTGATGAGAGAAATCGGTTTCACCCATAATAATGGTCGTATTGTGATTTGCTTCCCGAGGAAAGTTCTAGTTGAACAATGGACTTCTCCATATTCTGGCTCAGCAATCTACCCAGTTCACAAATTTAAAGCTGGGAAAAATATACCTCGTGAGACCCGTATCATACTCATCACAGATGGGTCAGCCATTCACGCTATACAACAAGGTTTACTAAAGGCTTCAGATTATTATTTGCTGGACGAATTTCATGAGTTGAATGGGCAAAAAGTTGCACTTTTTCAAACCATTCTTCAACGTGGTTATGCTTGCAGTCTGTTGTCTGCAACACCCGTTTCTCTACCCGGTGTAGAAGTAAATTTTTATGAAACCCCTCTTCCTCGTCGATTTGTACCAGAAGTTTATGAATATCCTGATGGTATGGCAATAGCAGACGTGTATAAACAGTTCGTATATGGTAGAAAAGAATGGTCAGGTCAAGCAGAAAAGATGTTGATTAAAACAACTTATCTTACTGATCAAAAAGATGGAAATGGTGTTAATCAGATTAGAGAGGCGTTTGAGTACGAACAAATGACCACACATACGTTGCACAGTGGTAATGCTTCAGAATCAATCCCTACTGATATACAATGTATTATAGCCACGGGTGTTATTAACGCAGGGATCTCAATACCTGGTCGTCGTCTCCTAATTTCTGATGGTAAAATGCATTCAGAACATGAAGGAGTGCACTCCCAAACTTGGAGTGACGCTACGACTGAGTATCAGGTTAATGGTAGAGTAGGTCGTTATGGAAAGGGCGATATCGTCCTTCGACCACATTCTGCTGGTACTGGAACAACACCCCGTAGTTATACATCACTATCTTATCTACAATATCATATGAATGCGTCTTTGCTTCATTTACCTCAGTTGATTTCATATACTGACTTTCGACTTTCGCCATATTTAAAATCCCAATTCACTTTTTACGATGAATTACCTTATATTGGGATTAATAATGTTACTATTCCTTTTAATTATAGGGGTTATGTTGCTATTTACCACGCTCTTTACGCTTCTGGAGTTTCTGATCGAGAGATTCAATCAATATGGACAAAGTTCTTCACTTATGCAAGTTTAGAAGATTACGAATGGCTCATTCCTTTACGGGACAGAATGACAAAAGGTCTTATGAAGATAGATCTTATATTGTCATATGCTAACACCGAAGGATCAACTTTGTATCTTTGTTGCAATAGAACTTCTGAGACTGGTCCCGCAAAAGCACCACGAGTTTCTCATGATTCAACTGGTTTACTACAATTTATCACTACTATACCTAAAGTTGATGAGTTTTATATTGTTGCGCCTTCGCAACCTCTCATCCCTTTAAAGCGCAGTCTTCGTCCTATGGCTGATGCTCGTGTTATCTTGAAGGGTCGGCTTGATACTCCAACTGTGGTGCCACAGTTTAAGACCATTGAAGAATCGTATCAGTATCTCGAAACAAAACTCCATAACTCTTTTGTTGAACAGAGCACCAAATTGATTGATATAGCAAAAAGTGCATTTGCTAAAAATCCTCAGAAATTGGCAGGATTCAAACATATCATACGGAGATTAGAAGAAAATATCTGCTTTAAACAACAAGAGTATATTTCAGAAGCTCTTAATAAGCCAGATCCTTCACGAAATCTCCCACCTGGTGTTCATTATCAAGGACCGAGTTTTGGAAGCCCGTTACATTCGTTTTCTCAATTTAGCAACAAGTGTTATCTTTGTGATCAAAATCACTCACACATTCATTACCAAGAAAATACAAAAAAACTTCCTTCTGATCTTATGGTTCGTATTCCGCCATCTGATAATCCGTTATTTTACCAATATTTCCAGTCCCATGGACATCTAGTGGAAAAATCTGACAAAGCCGATCGGGTTTTGATTGATCTACCAGGTAACCCTTTATGGAATGAAGTGATGACACAATTACCAGTTACGGAAGGTGCCATAATGTGTAAGCATCGACAACCCTACATCATAGGAGAGTCTGGTCCAAATAGAAAAACAAATAACTCTGGGCATTTATGTCCTATGAGTTGCATGTTAACCTCTAGTGGAGACCACATACTCCCACCTGATGCTATCGTTCTAGCCCGTGGTTCTAATTGGGCCCGAACGATTGACGAATGTCGAGTGCATAACGCTCGTTTGATCATATCTCCAGACAATACATATGGAGTTGGAGAATTTGCCCAATTGCGATCTCCAGATTGATCACTCGAGTAATGAGGGAATAAATTATAAAACATTATATTTATACATAAAACATCATGTAGGGGTTGTAACCCTTCAGTAGGTGACAAACGCTCAGCGTCCGTCTCATGAAAGTTTTCTTCGACCTGTGAAGGGTGGTAACCTTTTCAGTAGATCACCAACGCTTAGCGTCCGTGTTAGGTCTGTTATTAGTTATGGTTAATTTTGGATATATGGACACCCTCAAACTACGAATAGTGGTAGACAGCCCAAACGCATGACGTAAGGGCGGCTTCTCTCAAGCTGTTGGAAAATCACTATAACTGGGTAGAATATCATCTGCCTTCCCCTCATGAAACTCCGGGGAGACTTAAGACTAGTCAATTGTTTTTAAAGACAACAAAAGGAGTTTTAAACCTGGGTTGTCACCCCAGGGATTGTTCATCAAGATGATTTTGCATATTATATGCTGGTGCCGTCAAAATGATAGCCCCATTAACTGGACAATAATAATATGTGTAGGCCAATGCTTTTAAGGTTATATTCATACGAGTACTGATCACGTTTTGCACGAGATCAATGTCCCAGACTTCCAATCTGGTTAGGGTCGGGGGGTTCGCTGTAATGCTACCTCCAAACTGACAATTTGTACATTCTAAGTTTCGATGAAAGGACTGGTTGATTCACGAACACAAAGCTGTTTCATTCCAATATAACAGTGGATACGTTCGAGTCACAGGAGTTCATTACCTTTCCTTAGATATTGTGAGTGTTTGACATCACTCTCTGTATTTCCCTTTCCCCCTAATTCTTAAGTTCGACATCCTATTTCCGATATAGTTACGTAAAACTATTATCTACATGCTCACCAAACACCTATAATGGATTCGCTCTTTTAAAGAGAACCATATAAGGACATGATGAGGATAATAACTACAGGAACGAGAATAGTCGAGGAAGATATCTAGTGTGTATACCCAGCCAAATCCCCTAAATGGGGTTAGGTAACACGAAGTTAAGAATCAAAAGTGTCTGCTTCCTAGATTAATCACCCTCTGGTGACTAGACTTTTGAGTATCTTAAACTTTCAACAATTTTAAGCATAATTGTTGGCATTATAGATCACTTCTCAACCCAAGGGGGG